CACCCGCACGCAGCCCGTGCCGCAGCCGGATAACATGACCAGCGGGGCAGCGTCGGAGGCGTTTACCTTTGGCGACCCGATCCCGGTGCTGGACCGCCGCGAACTGCTGGACTACGTGGAGTGCGTTATCAATGATCGCTGGTATGAACCGCCCGTGAGCGTTGACGGGCTGGCGCGCACGTTCCGCGCCGCCGTGCATCACAGTTCACCCATCAGCGTGAAGTGCAATATTCTGGCGAGTACCTTTATCCCGCACCCGCTGCTGAGTCAGCAGGCGTTTAGCCGCTTTGCGCTGGATTACCTGATTTTCGGCAATGCCTACCTGGAGAAACGGACCAGCCGCCTCGGTAACGTGCTGAAACTGGAGCCGTCGCTGGCAAAGTTTACCCGGCGCGGCCTCGATTTAGACACATACTGGTATGCGCACTATGGCATTAACACGGAACCGTATGAGTTTGCGAAGGGCAGCGTGTTTCACCTGATGGAGCCTGACATCAATCAGGAGATTTACGGCCTGCCGGGCTACCTGTCGGCCATCCCGTCGGCGCTGCTGAATGAGTCGGCCACATTGTTCCGCCGCAAGTATTACCTTAACGGCAGCCATGCGGGTTTCATCATGTACATGACCGACCCGGCACAGAGCCAGCAGGACGTGGACAATATCCGCGGTGCAATGAAAAGCGCGAAGGGCCCTGGCAACTTCCGAAACCTGTTTATGTACAGCCCGAACGGGAAAAAGGACGGCATCCAGATCATCCCGCTGTCTGAGGTGGCGGCGAAAGATGAGTTTCTGAACATCAAGAACGTGAGCCGTGACGACATGCTGGCCGTGCATCGTGTGCCGCCGCAGCTAATGGGGATTATCCCGAACAATACGGGTGGGTTCGGTGATATTGAAAAGGCCAGCAAGGTTTTTGTGCGCAATGAACTCATGCCTCTTCAGAAAAGATTCCATGAATTAAACTCATGGCTGGGTGATGAAATTATTCGTTTTGAACCATACAACCTTGCATTGGAAAATTGAAAACGATAATCAAAATATTAGGGCCGCCTAAATGGCGGCCACTTCAGGCATGGTTAATAGTCGACATCTTTGTACACAACATATTTATCATGGACACCTTCGAGATTACAATCGCTATAGCTATATTCAACCTTCTTAATCTCAAGTGCCTTTTTATTTAATGATATATACGATAAATCTGCAGGATTGAAAAATACGTAGTTATTTCCTTTGCCTACTGTGCTTGAAAATAGAATCCCATCATATCCTTTCCTGCGAATGCCTTCAGCAATAAGTTGAGTGACAAGATAGCGACCCTCAATGCTAGGCGGAGTCGATTTATTAAAAAAATAGGCGAGAGCAGCATAGTCTTTAAGTTCATCTAATGCTAAATCATTCTGATAGAATTTAAATAAATTAGGGCCCGAGAAATCGAAAATTTTGAGGTTTTTATTAGGTTTAAAAGAACCTATCGAAACAATATCACCCGGATGAGGGCGGATTTCAGAAACTGCGGTATACTCATCAGTAGCACAATATAAATAAGAAACGCCTACCCTGTTAGCTCTTCCCTCTCCAGCTTTAATGACGGGCACCGAACCGATGTCCTCTTCCTGATACGGATTGTAGAACAACATATCTCGCCCCCAATCCCCATATGCAGGACGAGAGGATGAGAATCCTGTTCTCGCCCTAAAAAAAACATCTGTACTAACAACAGTAATAGCAAAGAAATCCTCGTAATTATCTAACACTTCTAAAAGGTGTGATTCAAATTCATGATAGTTTTTTGTTTTTATTTCTTTTTCAATCTCAATCAAATCTGGGGATGGATTGTTTTTTACTGCTTGAAGTAAAGTATTCTGTTCTCCGTGATAGTATCCTGCATGAATTGAAACTCCGTTATCATCGTAAACTTCAATATTACTGAAGTCGCCATCTAGTTCTTCTAAAAATTTTCCTTCATCAGTAAAATCATCGAATACATTCATCTCTAATATCATTGACAAAATACTATGGTCACCACCGAAATGGCCATTATATTCAAACTCATCATAATTATACCGTATGAGAGCCTTAATCATGGTATGAATATAAGGGTTTTCAGTGTCAATAACAATTGCTGTCCCGTTACAAACAGAACACACATTTGAAATCGACATGTCGAGTGCAAGAGATCTTAAACTTTTTTCCTTTATATGACTAATGCAGATAAACATAGCGCCTCTTAATATTAAGTTTTCTACCAGAACTAACATTTCCATTTCACTATCATCAATTAGTTCTTTAATCAAGCCCATTCACGCGCACTCGTAGCCCCGCCACGCCTGCCCGCTTTATGTAGTGGTTTTCATGCACCTGCAAAATTGTGACAAAGCCCCACCAGATCTGGCGGGGAATAAAGAACCATTGCTACATTTATTCATGCGATCTCATGCAGCATAGGCATGCACTAATAGCTGCGAAATAGCTGAGTATATAGAAGAATTCAGACTAAGCCTCGCCCTTCCGTTGTTTAGAAACTCCACTCAATGACAAGCTTATTTTTTGCTCAACAGAATTAAAGTCATTCTCAATTCGAACATATAATTTTTTTCCTCTAGAAAACTCAGCTCTTCGATAAAAATCTGCTGGAAGTTTAGATTTATGCAACAACCCCGTTATTTTTCCACTGAGATTAACGAATACTCCGTACTTTGTCGTCGAACCACTAACTATACCTTCAAGCTCATCTCCAGAACCATATTTCGCTTCAAAGTCAGCCCACTCAGGATCGCGTAGCTTCTCAGTAAATTGTTTGACAGCATTCAATGCTGGAGAAATATCGGTTAACATTTCATAAACATCTCCACTGATGAACTTACCAGAGAAATCAGAAATGTTAGAACGATGTTTGTCTAAGTATTCGACTAATTCTTTAGCGTTAGAGCTTACCATTTCTTTATTATATTGACTTTGAACTGAACCCATTCTATCTGATATTCTCCGTGCTAGTGACTCATCTGAAAAAAGAGTGTCTTCTGCTATTGCTGCGAGATAACTGATATTTGAAAGCATATCCAAATGCACAAAGCCTGCAGAAGATAGCCTTAATAAATCTTCATCGGTAATTCCTACATCTCTAAAATCCTCAGACACTAAGCATTGTCCCTGAAGGAGATAATCGACTTCTCTAGTAATAACATTAGGTGAAAATCCAAACATTACTAAGCCAGACTTTAAGTCAGATAAAGGAAAATAACCTTTCAAGCCCGTAGGGCCGCTAGAGTTAAACTTATCAGAGAACCATCTCAGAATAGCAAACCGAGTAAAGTAATTCGCTCTTTCATCATCCTTAGAAGTTGAAAATATGTTTTTTAAATATGAATTATCGCTATCGTAGAATCGTCTATTCAGCCTCAGCAATACTCTGGTGACAATATGAAGAGGCAAAGCATAGCGTCCTTCACTTTGCCTAATTTTTAAAAACTCACTTTCAGTGATGTGACCACTTGTGCAGAACTCCAAAAAAAGCTCAAGCGCTCGTCTAATATTTCTTCCTGACAGCCCTACAATCATACGTCGTATCTGAGCGTCATGTACAAAGATTGAATTGACAATTGATGTTAAGTAAAATGACCTTTCATCTTTTCCATACTCCACAGTAAAGCCATTAGGTAAGGAATATTTTAAAGTGTTATTTCCGTCATGCCTGATCATTTCCTTTAATACAAGCTGTACACGAGACTGTAGAACCAAACTAAATAGTGGCGGTTCAATTCTGAAAACCATATCTTTAAGTGCTGTGTCTAATGGTGGTTTGTCTCTATAATTATCATAAGTTTCTTCACGGAGGGGTAGTATTATTAATGATCTAAATTCATTCTGAAGCCATTGTGCGGCTTGAAACATTAGCAATTGTTCAGGTAATGTTCTTTTGTCACAATTATCTAAAGCGATGACAACTAATTTACCACGTTCAGTTCCGCAATACCGTGTGTAAGCCAAGGCTGTATTATGCAAATTCCCCTTGCAAGACTTAATTATATTATACAGTTCTTTATTATACTCATCACCTGATAGTAACTGCCCTTCACCTTTATTAAACTTATTTATTTCTACAGAATAAAGTTTTTTCAGGTACTCAAGTGAATCAAAATCGATATCTGGATAAGATATTTGACACTGTTCAATAATCTTACCCCTTAGCCAATCATAAACCTCATCGGCTGAAACAGGAGAGTCATTCATATTGAAACGAAGCCAAAGAGTTTTATTTATTATGTCAGAAGGAAGTGCAACCTCTTTCAAATGGTCTATAAAAGTTGTTTTTCCAGACCCTACACTTCCAACAATTAACAATACTTTATTTTCTAAAGGTGAGCGGCCTCTCAACTTCTCGATAATCTCTTTAGGGTTATCGGTGTCTTCAATAAGCTTAGAATCACTGATACTTATAGGCTGAGCTGCCCTTAATATCTTATCAATGGGTTTAGCATACCTTTCTCTTCTTTTAGAAGATATATATCCTTCTTTTACGATAAACTTTCTATCATTGAGACTATTGGGGTTAAATATGTTGCCATACTCAGATATTAATGTTGAACCAAAACTATTATGCCCAACCTCTTCATTCTGAGCAGCTTTACCGCCCATCATTCGCCTAGGCTTCCAAAGTTTTTTAGGCTGAGTCTTTTCAACGAACTCTTCGGATATTTTTTCTAAACTCGCAAAAGAAAATTCATTCAAAAAATCAGCGCAATCTCTTGATGCAGGAGAAATTCCCTCAAGAAAAAACTTACCCTGATTATTATCCCACTCGCCCGCAATCCAATTATAACCATCTGTCGCAATTATTTTTGTAAGTGGGTTTAGTCCGCTATCATATTTAGCATTCAATTCTAGCGCGTATAGCCGGGCTTCTTGAAAAGCAGCATCTAAATCTTCACCCGGAGCTTTAGCCTCGACCAATAAGACAGGAACACCATTTATGATAACCAAATAATCAGGGTAATATATTTTTTGAGTTTTCCCTTTGCCAACTTCAAGGCTTTTAATATTGGCTTTAGTTAAAATGAATTCTTTTCCAATGCCTAAGCCATTTATATCCTTGCCAGTTAAAAAAGGAAATATTATTTTTTGTTCAATATCACTTTCAGTTTCCTTACTGTGCTTTTCTTTTTTGCTCATAAACACGGTCTCCATAAAAAAACAAAGCATTTAATGTGATTAAATGCTTTGTTCAATTTAACTTTATTTTATTGGACAATGAAAAATATTCTGTAAAAGGCACTATCAAAGTTAGAGTATCTATTCAGTAAAGTCAATATGGTTATATATACACATAAAACGAAAAAAATCATTTAAAACAGTAAGTTAAAACCGAGGGTATTGATCCTGTTCATCTAGACTGATCCTAGCAACAATACCTTCCGGTAGGTTAGTAGAAAGCACCTTTGTTTATTAGCGAAAAAATAATAAACAGGATGCATTAAATTCATATTGCATATATGACAAATAAGTGGAATTAGTCGCAGCGCCGTAGTTTATCAGGGGTATTATTTTTAGTGAAATAATTAGCCATACAAAACCTAGCATCATTCTGAGGTTGCCTGCGCCAAAAGTGAATTTTGATGCCAGCAACGTTATCAGTGTTGATACTGCCAGTTGTCGTCTTCCCACACCGCCTGTAAGATATCCATAACATTTTCTTTGTCCTCGTTCTGCCTGACTCCGGTCAATACAATGCCGTTGGCGCTACCTTCCCGGATGCGAATAGCTGTATCGGGATACAATGGCAGAAAATTTCGGTAAAGCTCAGCCTCAAGAGCAGCGAGAATATCCTGACTGATTTTTTGTTGTTTATTAATCATGATTTCAAGACGCATAACGATCCCTCAGTTATTCAGCGGCGTAAAAAATTTCATCTTCAGGGACATTCTCACAGCTCGAATGTGCCAGCTCTGCAATGATACTCATTGCTAACTTCATGTCTGATGGCTTGCAATTCGCTATAAGCGACACCTCAGCTATGAACTGTACGCAGGCCATTTTACGATTTAACGGTGCCAATTCTTGAGTGCTCATCTTTCCTCCCTCTGCCTTAAAGGCTGTATAAGCATACAGTAGTGGATGCTTGAGAAAATGTGAAATGTTTTTTCATTCAATCGGGCTTAATCTGAAAACTAAAGTAAGAAGTTAACGTCATTCCAAGCCCTTATTTTGAAAAGAGAAAGTCTAACCTGAGTGACTTGCCCGGCTTCGCTTATCGATACCATCACTGTCTAAACCCATTTGCGCCACTTATCATCTTCCTGCAGCCGTCCGTTCTGGTAGAAAATGCGCATACCTGCACCAGAATTAAGGCTACCGCCGGACAGAAGCAGCGTTGTTTCTTTTTCTTCCCCGGTAAATCCTCTCACCCGCAGTTCCGCAACCAGAAGCGCCCGCTGATCATCGTCAATATCCTGCTTATAACTCTGACGCTGGCGCGGCTTCACCACCCGGAGACGCGCCAGCAGATCCCGGCGCTGTTTTCTGGTCATATTGTCGAAGTCTGCCGGGCCATAAAGAGGGGTTTCATCTGGTTCTACAGGTTCAACTGATACCGGATTACCCCCTGAAATGTTCATTTTTCCATCAAGGGGACAGTTATTGCCACGAGTCCAAGGGGCGCTAGCGCCCTGGTCGGCTGTCGCCTCCTGAACGTCAACGGCCTTACGGACCATCTTCCACTTTGTTGCGTGCGTGCAGATACGGCCCGCCACTAACGGGGACCAGATGCCATAAATGCGGGTGCCGTGATCGCCGTAAGGGGTAGGCTCTTCGTTAAGCTCATAAGCCGTTCTGACGATGTGATGCTTGCGCGGCACAAGCACGCCGCCCTGTTTCATGATGTAGGTGGCAAAGCAGCCCACATCTGCAGCGGCCAGCACGGCGTCCAGCTGCGCGTTTTCAAGCACAGGCGCACCTGCTTTTTTATCGCTCTGATTTCTCAGCGCCTGACCGGCAAGCAGGCGCAGTTCCCGGTAAGCCTGACGGCCCGGAATGCCAAAGAAGCGGAACTGCTGAACACGATGAAGTGACGCCCACGCCCCAACGTTCTCTGCGCTGTCACGCAGTGATTTACCTGTTTCTGCACTGATTTCATCAGACAGGCCACGGCCATCAATATTTTTACTGACGTATTTAGCGATATAACTGGTTGGTGAACCTTTGCGCGGGTTGATCAGCTCAGCTTTAAAGCGTGGCCCGGTATTATTGCCAAGTTCTTCGCGGTCTTCGCGAATGGCAAATTTCCGCAGCAGTGCGGTGACTGAACGGCGCTCCTTTTTGCGCATGAAGCACAGCAGGTGCCAGTGTACTGTGCCGTCGTGATGTGGCTCAGCAACCCGCACGCCATACCAGCGCATACCGGTTTTGTGCATGGCCTTGCGGAAGGCGGCAAACGTATCGACCAGATAATCACTGCTCTGGCGAACGGTGGCTGTGGTCCACTTCGGATTCGGCCTGCCGTTGTTCAGGGTGGCATGGAAACGTGACGGGCAGGTGATGGTGTAAAACACGGCGCAGTCGCCGCGCATTTCCGCGATAAGCTCCAGCCCCTTAACGCAGGCCATCATTTCATTGCGGCGGTGTGCCGGGTTGCTGTTACTGGCATTTACCACGTCTTCCATATCCAGCGTATCGCCTTCATTACTGACCAGCTCATGCGAACGGAAGAACTCCAGAGATTTCCTGCGCTGCTCACGCTTATGGATCACGGCTTCAAAGCTAACGTAGGGTGATGCCTTTTTGTTGACGAGGCAGACAGCGCGCATCTGCTCTTCACGCCATTCACAGCGCAGCTGCCATAGTTTACGATACCACCAGTCCGCGCAAAGCATACGTGCCAGCGAGGGCGGGATCAGATCATAGGGCACGGGCTTGCGGCGGCGCTTTTTGCGGCGCAGCTGCTCAAAGGCCGGGGGGATTACGTCCAGGCGCATCGCTTCGGCTGCAACAAGTTCCCATGCCTGGCGGACCTGCTCCGGCGTCACGTCATCACTGATGAACAGATGGCCGCTGGCTTTATCCAGACACATGCTCATGTGCGCAGCAACCAGCGTTGATAAACGCTTGACCTCATTCTGGTTCATTTCAGGCAACGCCAGCAGGCCGTCCAGCCCGTCATGACCGGCCATAAAACGGAATGAGGCTGAAATCTGGCTTTCGCGCACGCGGGCCAGTCTCTCAAGGCATGGGCGGATGGTTTCACGTAAGTAACGGGAATAAGCCTGCGGCCTGCCGAGATTGCGGAAAAACTTAACGCGCTCCATGAGTGGCTTGCTGATGTGCGAAGGCTGGGCGCTGACATCGGCCACTATAACCAGATCGGGATTGTGTTGCTGTTGTTCGCGGGCCATCTTTGCCCGGCTAATGATTCTGTCCTGCACAATTTCGCGCTGAACAGGATCGCGGGATTCGTTGAAAAAGTAGCGGTCCCAGACCTGATCGCTCACTGCCTCACGGCGCAGCTGCTCCTGCTCATTATCCGCAGCATAGAGAGCGATTAGGTTTGAAAGCGCGGACACCGGCGCAACTTCCACCGGGTCCAGCTGTGGATTGATTGCCTTTTTAGGGGCGTTCCATGGGTATGCGAAAACCTGAGTCATTACACCGCCAGACTCATGTGACGCACTGCGATGATTTCAGATGCGCGCTTGCTTTCACCCGCAGCCACGCCAACAGAGCGGGCGGCAGTGACTTTTGTCAGGTCAAATTCACGGAAGATACTGCGGGTAAACAGGGTGTCGCTGTTTGAAACGATGACCGGGTTACGCTCAGAAATACCCAGCAGGGTGCAGGCCAGCGAGTGCTGATCATCGTCGCTGAACCCATCAGTGTGATAAGCGGTGAACGTGCCGTGATATGGCGGGTCGCAGTACACGACATCACCGGCACGGACCATGCTTAGGGTTTCGCTATACCCCAGACATTCAAACGTCGCGCGCTGAGCCTTCACGGCAAACGCTTCGATTTCTGCCAGCGGGAAATATGGCTCTTTATAATTACCGTAGGGGCTATTAAATTCGCCGCGCTTGTTATAGCGGCAAAGGCCACGGTAGCTGTGGCGATTCAGGTAGAGGAATTGCGCAGCACGTTCCAGCAGTGGCAGCGCCGCATTGAAGTTAAAATCTTCGCGAACCTGATAATAACTTTCTTCAGTTTGATTCTGAGTAAAGAGCGATAACGCAACGACAATAAACGGGCGGGTATGCTCTTTAACCTGACGATAAAGGTTAATCAGATCGGGATTAACATCCGCTACCAGATAGGCTGGGTAATCCGTGTTCATCATAACGGCACAGGAACCGGCAAACGGCTCAACCAGGCGATTACCGGCGGGCAGGTGCTTAATCAGTTCAGGCATCAGGCCGGACTTGCTGCCGGCCCATTTCAGGATGGTCTTCATAATGTCGCCCCTTTGTAATTCACGCTTTTCAGCTCACTGATTTCTTTGCAGGTCACGCAGAGGGAAACGCCCGGCAGTGCGCGGCGGCGCTGCTCCGGGATTTCTTCGCCGCACGACAGGCAGAAAAACTCACTCGCCCCTGCCGGGCGGTGAGTCGCGTTAGCCAGATTGCGCGCCAGCTCTTCCTGCACGCGCTGCTGTACCATGTCCATTGAATCAGCCATCAGTGCAGCTCCTGCGCCTGGTTCTCAAAGCGTTCTGCTTCTTTGTCCAGCAGTTCGATGATTTCCGCCGCTGACATTTCCTGCTTGCGGGCATGAATTGCCAGCGCGGCCAGGCGGATAGAAACGGATAGCGCATCATCAGAACGCTGCTCAGTTTTGGCCTTGCTCAGCAGGGCATTAAGCGCGTCTTCGTCTGCTTTAAAATTACGGGTCTGGATATTTCGCATTTCTCTTTCTCCTGAATTCGGGCAAAAGAATGCCCGGCGGGTTTACGCCATTTAATTTCTTTGGGTTAATTAATTAGGTAACGTCAGATTCTTTGGAAATAAACTCACGACTGCTTTTAAGTGATTCATTGCGCTAATCAGCGCCGTTTTTTCGTCACTCGTCAGTTCACTGAAATCAACGCTGTGACGTTCTTTGCTGATATTTGCCAGGAAGAAAATTGCGCTCAGTGCGCGGCCATTCTGTTCAGCCTGGTGATCGCGCTTATTACGCATATCTGCGATAAAGCGTTTGAGTTCGTGACTGCAATCGCCATACATCATCGTGCGAAGTACGGAGATATGATTAAGCGCACTTGCACGCTGCCCCACGTTCATCTGAACAGTGATACTCTCAGCTTTGTAACCCATGATTCTTTCCTCTTACCGGTTAATCCTGCCAGCAGTTCGGCCTGTGAAATTGCCGGATGCCAGCGTCTGCCCTTATCTGCCGCAATCCAGCCGTGGCCGTATGCGTGGGACGGGCTTTGCCGCTTCAGAAGCGGAGCTACTGAAAAAGCCATATTTCACACCATCCCGATAGATGCACCGATACCACTTAACACATCAGCAGTACCCGACAACGCAGGGTTAGAGTGGACGCGAGTCTGGACAGCGAGGGCCGCCAGCATCATGCAGCGAATGCCGGTATTAGCAGCTTCAACAATCCCGCGACGGCATGAGGTGGTAATGCTGGCGTGATTAGCAGCACTGGCAGCAAGCGTTCCCACCTGAGCGGAGGCATTGAGCACGTAAGCCGGAAATTTTTCAGCGGCATGTTCATTGACAGGAACACATGGCAGGCAGTGCAGCTGAGCCAGCATCCCATCCATCAGAGTCGCGTCCTCAGTCAGATCAGTAAGCAGCAGCACTTCTGGAACGGTCAGCTGATGCACCTGATCAGGATTCAGCTTGTTGCGAAGCGTCTGCACTTTCATGCCTGCTTGCTGGGCCAGCTCCCGCATGTTGTGAGACAGCGCAAACTTGCGGCAGGCGTCTTCGTAGTGGTTATGGGTGGAAGTCTTGAAATCAAACATGGTCATTCCTTTGCTCAACTTAAATAATTAAGTTGTTACGCAGCGACGTAGCGGCAGTTGACACCTTGAGCGAGCAAACGCGCGCGGAAGGCAACCATGTTGATGCGTGCAGCACCGCCAATTTTTTTACGTGGCATAACAAGCAGATCACCGTCTTCAACCATCTGCTTCACAGTGCGAAGGCTGTAACCATAAGCCTGTGCGAACTGTTCATAAGTCATCAGATCGGGGCCGCTAGGTATTGTAATTTGATTGGTCATCGGGGATTATCTCCAGTTGGCAGTATTTACGGTGCATTGGCGTGCATTTTCACTAACGAAGTGGATGATATATTCCAAATGGGTTTGTGTAAACAGATCATATTGGATTATTTGAAGGGTATATGACCGATTACAACAGCGATGTTAAGGCCATACTGGAGAGAATCCTTAAATCTTATGGGGTTAGCTCACGCCCAGAGCTAGCGGAACTTCTGAAAATTCCGTTACCTACTATCCAAAATTGGGTAGCTCGCCAGAGTTTACCCGGCGATTACATCGTTCAATGCGCATTGGATACGGGAATAAGCCTTAGATGGCTGGTTAATGGTGAACTTGCAAATGTAAGTTCAGATGGAGTGAAGCATCCCTCTCTTAAAGGGAAGAAACTTCACGACACTATGCTGGCTAATGGCGGGCGGGCAGTGTTGGATCGCATAATGCACGCTTATGGCTTTACTATGCAGAAGCAGCTTGGTGACTTGCTTGATATTCCTTCAGCGACGATGAGCGCATGGGTTCGCAGAGATTATTTTCCAGGTGATGTTGTCATTACATGCGCACTTGATACGGGGGTTTCTCTTTCTTGGTTAGCTACTGGCCATGAGGATGAGGCACTACCTAATAGAGATTTAGCGGATCAGCTGATACCATCCATACCCGCGCGAAAACTCTCCGGAGGCACATTAGAGAATCAGCCTGATGTGAGTTTTAATCTTTCTCTTTTTGGCCTTGATTTAAGTAATCCCCTATATATTCAACGCGCCTCGATGTCATGGATCGTAGAAGGGGGCGCTCAGACCATTGGCAATGGTGATTGGCTATTAGATATTGATGGAAATAAAGATATTTATACCGTGTCACGCCTTCCGGGTAATAGGATCAAAGTTACTAACAATACATCTTCATTTGAATGTTCAGAAAGTGATGTAAACCCTATTGGCCTCGTAATTCTGACAATATCAAAAAATTTATAGGGAAATTATGGCCGAGTTTATTTTATTAATAATTGCGACAGTGAGCGGTATTGTTTCAGCTCATATTAATTGTAAAGCAAAAAGCATCAGAGGTATTAAAGCTTTTATGAGCCTATGCTTTGGTGGGGCAGTGCTGGGCACAATAATGCTTTTTAGTTTCTTAGCTCCTATGTGGGTTTCATATTCAATAGCGGCTGTATGTATTGTCATCCTAATCAATAATATATCTAAATTTAAAAAATCTTTGGTTAGATAACATGTCCATCAAAAAACTGTCGTCTGGCGAATGGCTTGCTGATTTTTATTTAGATGGTCGCGGCAGTCGACGTATCAGGAAAAGCTTTGCAACAAAAGGTGAAGCGGTAGCTTTTGAAGATTACACGCGCGCTGAGGCCGAAAACAAACCGTGGATAAAAGAGAAGGAAGATCGCCGCAAGCTTAGTGAATTAATTAAACTCTGGGATTCTCTACATGGGCAGTCACTCAAGGCCGTCAAATCTCGGAAGGCAAAGTTAGATATTGTGTGTGCCGGATTAGGAGACCCGATAGCTTCTCAACTGACGGCAAAAGACTGGGCGCATTATCGTGATCGTCGGCTTAAGGGCGAGATTTCTAACGGCTATCACGACGACCAATCAAAGTGGAAAGTAAAGCCTATAACGGTTAATAGAGAACAAAACTATCTTGCCGCTGTGTTCAATGAACTGAAGCGGTTAGGGGAATGGTCACTACCTAACCCACTGGAAGGCGTCAGGACGTTCCGGGAAGATGAAAAAGAAATGTCCTGGCTTACCTTAAAGCAGATCACTGAACTTCTTAATGGTTGCGAGCTTTACGGAAAGCCAGACCTAAAGATGATATGCAAAGTTTGCCTAGCTACTGGTGCGCGCTGGACTGAGGCAGAAACATTGACCCGTTCGCAGCTGTCACCTAATAAGCTGTCGTTCTTTAAAACTAAAGGTGGGAAAAACCGAACTGTTCCGATCCCGCAATGGCTATATGATGAACTAAAGGAACGGCAGGGCAGGATGTTTAAACCATGCTATCAGGACTTCAAAAAGATGCTGGCTACCACCACAATTCAGCTAATAGAGGGCCAGAAAACCCACGTATTGCGTCACACGTTTGCCAGCCACTTTATGATGAATGGGGGAAATATTCTGGTACTACAAAGAATTCTCGGTCATGCGAACATACGTGAAACCATGAAGTATGCCCACTTTGCCCCTGACCATTTAGAGGAAGCCGCTGCCCTTAATCCTCTTGCCATTTTGATGTCTACAGAATGACTACTCAGCATGTACGTGCTTGCCTTTGGTTGCACCAGATATAGGCTTAACTTACTGTTTAATAAATAAAAATCTTATGCATCAATGGTGTCTTAAAAAAGCGTCTTAACTAAGGTATCGCTAACGCGACATCTAAAAGTTAATAGCAAACAAGGGGTTGGCATCTGCCAGCCCCTTTTTTATGTCAGTGCCATCCTTGCAGCCAGCAGTCAACCGGCGTCCGGCCGGTGAAAATGATAAATCGCCGTATTAACCGGTCCCGCCTCTAATACGATCAAGCCATAGCGACAGCCAATAAACTGCCCGCCGCACTTTTCAGCGACTCTCCGACT